TTTTCGTTAAAGTTTCCAACGCTATTTATAAGGCATTACATCTTGAATCTGTTGAAGGTGCTTTAAATTGGTTTATCGGCAAGTTCAGTGATATTTTCGTTAAAGTTTCCAACGCTATTTATAAGGCCATTCATTTACCTTCTGTTGAAGGTGCTTTAAATTGGGTAGTAGGTAAATTTGATAGTGTTTATAAAGCACTATCAGAAGCAATTTACACTGCTTTAAACAGCGACTTGGTAAAAAGCGCAGTCAGTGTATTTGTTGCTTCTTTTAATGGTATTGCTGGAATAATAACGGCAGCTGCATCATTAATTATTGGATTACTTAACACGGTAACAACTGCGGCGAATAATACAAATCAAATGGTTTATAATTCTGGTTCAAATGGGATGGGTGGTTCAGCTGCCGGAGGAACGGATACACCGCCCGGAAGGGGACTCCCCGGTACTTCGAGTTCTATTTTTAATGTAGTAACTGGAAAATATTTCACGCCTCAATTTGTAGGAACAGGTAACCCAGTATTAGATGATAATGACATAAAAGACATTAAACAAACATCTGACAGGAAAATGTGGAATTTTATGCGGGATTATTATAATATGGGGAAAACTGCCAGAACAACTTTAAAAGCTGCTTATGCTGAGTTTAAAGACATATCTGATACTATTACGCAAGGGCCATCTCCTTTTAGTGTGAATGATTATGGCGGAAACAGAATATATAATTGGCTGAAATCACAAGGGTTTTTAAAAGCATACGGTACAGGTGGAATTGTTCAAGGGCTTTCCGGTAGAGCAGTTCCTATTATTGCCCATGCAGGCGAAGAAGTTCTTACGGCAAACGATCCGCGGCATAAAAATAATGGCGGTTTCACAGTTAATATAAATAATCCGACAGTTATCGGGAATAAAGGTGCAAATGAACTCGCGGAAATAGTTGTAAAGAAAATGACAGAACGCGCGAGAATGCAGCAGAGGTATACGACATAATGAGCATTTTATATACATTGGTAAATGATGTTGATGTTTCAAAGAAATGTACCGGATTAAGTATCATTAACCGGACATCAATTTCAGGCGACTCAGCAACATTTGAAATGGCGGATCCGGATAATGAACCGGTAAGCGGACATGAAGTTCATATTTATGTTGATGACACTTCGCAAACTATTTTCAAAGGATTAATATTGTCAGTTACGCAATCGACAAAAGCACCGGATCAGACCTCAGATCAGCCAAAATGGGCGTTTTTTCTAAATTGCGGTAGTTTTTTAAAGCATTTTAATAAACGGTTGGTGATTAATCATTATGATGATACGATTCCTAATATAATTGATGATATTGTGGCAAATTATACTGATGCCGCAGATGGATTTACAACAAATCACGTTTTGGGGACATTGACAATTGATGAAGAAGTATGGTTTAATTATAGATATCCTTCAGATTGCTTAAAAGAACTCGCAGAAATGGTTGGCTGTCAATGGTATATCGATTCTGATAAGGATATTCATTTATTCTCGAAAGCAACGGGGGATTTGACAAGATATGCGCCATATAATATTACCGATACGACTCTAAAGGAAAATTTTAGTGATTTTAGTTTAACGTCCGATAACTCTCAAATACGGAATCATATATTTGTTCAAGGAGGATATTACAAGGCTGATGAAAGAACATTCACCGAAAACGGAAATGGTAAAACACGGGCATGGACACTTCCGTATCAGCCGCATGATTTTACGCTAAAAGTTGGTGGCGCATCAAAAACGCTTGGGCGTGAAAATATCGATACCGATGATGGTTCTTTTAACTATTTTTATAATTTCTATGAACAAACATTATTTTGTGCAGATGCCGAAGCGACACCAGGCATTGACGTAAGTATTTCAATGAAATTTAAACCACAATTACCAGTTCTTGAAAATGTCTTAAGTCCTGAGTCAAAAGCTTATTTAGCGGCAATCGAAGGCGGTGATGGGCGATATGACTATATAATCAAAGATATGAGCGGAATAAATGATAGGTCTTCAGCACAAGCATTCGGAACAAGAGAATTAAATAATAATGCTTTTCCGAGAGTTGAAGGCGCGGTATCGATTATCGATAATTACGGTTTTTTTGCCGGACAGAAGATTACTCTCGATGTTACGGGTGTTACTTATAATGATGATTATTTGATAAATCAGGTCAATATTAATAGTTTGGGCGGTAGTATTTTATTATACACAATCGAATTTCAAGGGTTATATGGATTATGAGAGAACATGATATTATAGAATTGATATTGTTAACGGCGAAATTGCAACTTAATACAGCCGATGTCCGGGAGGATGAAGTATTAAATGTATTGAATTCTATTGAGGAATCATTTACAATCACAGACGATACTCCCGTTATTACAAGAGGTGATGCGATTGTGATTTGGGGAACTGCGGTAGCGCCAACGGTTAAATGGGATTTAGCAACTTGGGGAGATTTTCCATGAGTAAAAATATTGACATAATTTCACTCGACTAAAAAAGGAGAAGGACAATGGCAGGACAAATGATAATTGAGGGGTGTCAGGAATTTATGGATGCTGTTTACAAAGATGCAGCCACACCAGAAGCAAAAGAACTTATATTATTCTCTAACGATGAAGTAATCACTGACGCTACGGTGAATGCAGACCTCACTGAAATCACTACAAATGGCGGTGAGAAAGTTACACTAACGGCAGGAACATGGGATGCTGCAACTGCTGCTGATCCTATCGTGAGTCGCTACAATGGAGTAACTGGCGTTGTGTTTACTATCACCGGAGCATTAAGTGTTTATGGCTGGGCTGTCAGGGGAGTAACAAGCACTAAGATTTATGGTGCTGAGAACTTCGGACTGAAAACATTTGAGAATGGAAATGAAGTTACATGTGCTCCGATTGATATGAAATTTAATATACCTGAATAGGAGACGGTTATGGAATTTCTTGTAAGACTTTCGGATAAAAATGACAACCCGGCAGGTTCTAAAAAGGGTGATATAATAACCTTCAAGCCAGACGGCTGGCCTTGGGGAAGTAATGAGCGTAAACACTATGGCATTGTTCGGATGGAATGCACCTATGAGGAAGCCAAAAAAATGTGCGAGAGCGAAACCATGCTTATGCTTGGAATACCGATGGTTAAACAATACCGGAAACTGAAGTTTGATATTGACAAATTGCCGAAAGAAACTCTTGAAACATGGAATGACCAAAGGGCTTATAGCCCGATAATTACGGCGGAGAAGATTTAATGGCATTAACCACCGGAAATGTAACCATAAAGCTATCAGCAGGCACATACTCCTCTTGGGCGGGTTTTTGGGATGACCTCGGAGACTTGACTGGAGATATTACCTGCACGGTTGATGCAAGTGCGTTTACCGAGCCGACCGCTCCTGCGGGTATTAGTGAATCCCTCAATAGTCATACACTTCATGTTCTGCCAGCTTCATTCCCAACAAAAACCGATGCTTCTACGGGTGCGAGATTTACTGGTAATTATACGGGAAGTTTCATCCAGATGGAAATGGAAGGTTCTGGGTCAATTATTATCGAAGGAATTGTTTTTATTGAGGGTACATCAGAACCTTATTCGGCAATCAACACTATTGGTATCAGTACAGCATTTAATTTGACTTTCAGAAGAAATATAATAAAAGGCGGTACATATGGGATATATACCGCTTCGATTTTGGATGCAGGCTTGAAAGTTTATAACAATATACTTTACGATTGTAGTAATACTGGTTTATATAATGTACAAGACAAGCCCAACGCTATTTTTGCAAATAACACGGAAGTTAGTAGTAGTCATTGGGGCTGTAGGATGAGTGACCAAGCAGTTACAGTCGAAAACAATCTCTCTTATGGTAACGGTACAGATTATTTACAAATCGGAACCGACACGGAAGGAAACAACAATGCCGATAGTGATGCGACTGCCGAGAATGCGGATTGGGGTGGCGGCGGTGCAAACAATGTAAACAGTATTTCAGACCCATTCAATGCACTTGCCAGTGATGATTTCACAATAACCGCAGAAGGGGATATCGGCGCAGCCGGAAAAGACCTGAGCGCTAAATTCACAGATGATTTCTTCGGAGTTACACGGGTAAACTGGACAATCGGAGCTTGTGAATATGTAATCGTGGTAGGCTTGGAAGCAACTGGTGAAGGTGAAATCAGTATTGGAGTTGCAATTCAAGCTGGCTTGGAAGCTACCGGAGAAGCTGAGATTGATGTTGGTGTTGCAATTCAGGTTGGCATCGAAGCCACAGGTGAAGGTGAAGTATCAATTTCCACTGCTTTGTCATTCAAACATGCAGTTGAAGCCACTGGAGATGGTGAAGTATCAATTCCCATCATTTTGCCATTTAAGCATAAAGTCGGCGAATGGTTAATGAATAAAGGCACGGGGAATTATACCGCAACGACTACCATTAAAGACCGTTCTGGAAATGGTAATGACGGCACGAGTGCCAACGCTTTAGTATTCACAAATGGTATGCAAGGCTCGGCGAATGCGGTCACATTAAACGGTTCAAGTGATAAAATCACAATCGGGGATATTAGGCAATCAGTTAAATCAGCCTCATTCTGGATTAATTTAGATGATAATACCACACGGGATATAATCGATTTTGACGGCGGAACGCATGTACTTAGTGTTGACGCTTCGGGTGATATTGTGGCAACCGGATTTTCAAGTCCTACGATTTATATTAATAATGATTCTGCTGATCCGGCAGTCTCGACAGGCGCATTTACTCATGTAATCGTAACAACGGCAACAGGATTTACGGCAAGCAGTTTAGTTATTGGATACGAAACAACATGGTTAGACGGTGATTTCTCGCGATTACGGTTATATAGCACGGTTCTCACAGATGAGGAACGGTATATTTTATATCAAGGCGACCGTCCGATTAAATATCCGTCAACATCGGGATTAGTAGGATGGTGGACATTACGAGAAAAATCCTTGTTATCTGCTCAGGTTTTTGCTGACCGTGGCACTGGGATGAATAATGGTACTTCGGCAAATGTACCGAGTTTCACAACCGGGCCGATAGGTGAATCTGATAATGCAGTGACATTTGTGGATGCTGATAATGACGATGTTGTAGTACCAAGTGCGGCATTTCTACTATTTGGAACCGGAGATTTTACAATTTCATCATGGGTAAAAACTGATGGTGCAGGAAATAAATATATTTTAGGAACACAAGATTCCGGTTCGGATTTAATAAATATATATTTAGGCTCTGCTCAACCTCGATTTGTAATCCGTGACCATGATGGACACATTATAGTTATTACTCCAACAGGAACAAGTGTTGTCGATAATGATTGGCATAATGTGATTATGATAGTTGATAGGGGTAATGATATTGGACAAATGTGGGTTGATGGTTCTCAGAATGGGAGTAATATAGATATATCATCTGTTACCGGAGATATTTCGCCAGATGTATCTCTCCAAATTGGTCGTGCGAGCACTGATGGTTGCTTATGTAATTTCCGAATATATCATCGTGTCCTTACGGCAACCGAAATTGGTATAATATATAATTATGAATTGAAGGGAATACCACAATGAAAAAAATATCAAAACCTACTTATGAATATGGAGTATGGTGGAAACCAAAATTTTCATATTATTTTAGTGATGAATCTTTCTCTATTGAGGGTATTCATAGATTTATTATGAGAGATGTTTTATCCGGGCAAATCACATCAGATAATACTTATGAAAATCTAATCACAACAGTACTTAAAGCGATGGTCGCCGCGAGGCTTGCAGGTGGTTCTGCTGATACAGATATTACTTACGGCGCACTTGGCACAGGATCGGGAACTCCGGCAATTGGCGATACAACATTATTTACCGAACTCGTGAGAAAAGTTTTTGCATCAATTTCTTCTTCCGGCCCGATAGTATCAACAACAGCATTTTTCGGGGCGGCTGAAGGAAATTCCACCTTGACAGAATATGCGGGTTTTGGCAATGGAGCGACCGGCGCGGCAGATAGTGGAACGATGGCAAATCACGTGGCAATCTCAGAGGTTAAATCAAGCTCAGAAACATTGACTGTGGAATCAAAATATACAATTACTTAGGAGTAAATTATGGCGGCATATAGTGAAACAGCAAACGTGGTTGGAGGTACTACAAATTTATTATCCAGCCAGTTTAATAATCTCAGAGCGGAAGTTAAAGCGGCAGTCGATGGTGTTTCGACTCATAAGGTAGATATTGCGGTTGTTTATTCAGGTTGGAAAGTATCAACTATTACATTAGCCGATGACCAGGGTGATTCCGATTTAGATATTAGTTGCGTTATTACTTATACATGGAGTGGATTGAAACCGACACAACGGGCAATAGTATTCACGGCAATGGGTATTACAATGACTGAAGCATACACTTTTGGCGGCTGGAAACTTACGGCTGTGGCGAGAACCTTATCATAAAAGGATAGGATAATGGATAATTTAATGCTCACGGGATTATTGGCAGAGGGGATTGGCGCACGGTTCGGCACTTGCGATGTAGGAATGGGGGCAAGTACGACCGTTATTGTATGCGCTGACTTAGCAGGATATGGGGATGATTATTTTAATGAAAAATTCTGTATGACTGTGTTATTGAATGCTAATTCAGCTGGAGATTCGCCTGAAATGGAATACCGGTATATAGGCGCGTATACCTCTTCATTAGGAGCATTTTTAATTACTACACCTTTTGGGGCAAATGTCGAAGAAGGTGACAAAATTATGATATTACATGAAAGTGTATTTTTGTTAGGTCTGCTTACAGATCCAACTTTAGCAAAAATGGCAGATAATTCTTGGCTTGCTCATATACTTGCGATTGATGGTGATGTTTCGGATTATAATGATGCTACCGATTCTTTAGAAGCGATAAGTAATAAAATTGGAACTTCAACCGATACCGATGTTTCAACTGATATTGCAAATTCTACATTATCAATGAAAGAAAAAGTATTTGGGGGGTTGGTTCCGGGTCAAAAATTTCATGACCAATTTAATATTGGGGCAGATAATGCAGCCCCCGATACAACTTATTGGGCAGTAGTAGAAGATAATGATGCAACAGTATATCTTAATACTGACAGTGGGGATACTTTAAATGTAAAAGCAGGAACTGTTGGTGGTAATGATGCAATTGCTCATTCAGGGGGGCTTATAAGTTTTTCTTATAGCACTGATATTACTACTGAATTGCATATAAGAGCAGGAGTTAAAACCCAAGATTTAACAGGGGAATGGAGTTTTGGGTTAGTTGAAGCAGTAAATGCGGCATTAGATGTAACAACTTGGTCAAATACAGGAACAATAGATGGTTCTAATTTTTATGGTAACAATAATGTGGAATACGCTCATTCAGCCGATGGTACGGCAGAAGCAACGGACATATCTGCATTTATTGATGGTACTACTCAATTATTCGAAATAGTTTTGACTTCCAACGATTCTAAATTTTATGTTGATGGGATTTTAAGAGCAACTCATTCTAATAATAATCCTCCATATTTAATTACATTTTGTTATAATTTTAGCACTCGAAACACAAATGGAATAACAACGGAATTGACTGCCGATTTTCTGGAAATCTGGACAGAGAATGCAAATGTATAAATATTTGTTAATCATTATAGCGAAAGGCAAAGCTAAATAGCCAAAACAATTTCACAAATGGGAGTACGGCATGGCACACTGGACGGAAGAAAATCACAAAATAATTATCACTATTTTAACAATGGTAATTATGATATTTATCGGGATTTATATTAAAGATTTATCTATCGGTTCAAAAGTACATGCCAATGAACAAGGCATAACTGCCAATACATCTGAAATCAAATTCATAAAAGAGACTTTCAATGAACATCTTACGAGAATTGACAACACGATTAAAAGCTATGATGAGAAAATGGGGGCTGTTCAAACAGACATCGCCGGAATTAAAACTTACATCGAAACGACAAAATAAAATGAAACCTAAAATGAAACGAAATACAGAAAATGATACCGTTCTTCTCGACAGCCGATGGCCGAACATAAATCTCGCGCAGATAGATAATGTTGACAAAATGAATACCGAAACGCTCGATATATTCGAACGCATGGCCGACAGAGCAAAAGAAGTGGCTGGATGGGATCACCATATTAATTCATCATACCGCAAAGGTGATGACGGTCAACACGGTTTCGGCAGAGCTATTGATTTCTATTTCTTTAAAGAGCGGCCGGGCGATGTACCATTACTCGACCAGTTACTCTTTGCGGTTCAATACGGATTCCGCGGGATCGGTTATTATCCATACTGGAATACTCCGGGATTGCACGTTGACACCCGGGAAGATGTTAAATTCAAATGGCGCAAAGCAATATGGCGCAGGGAAAAGAACAGGGAATATGCAGCGGGATTTACCAATGCATCAGAATCGCTAATTACTTAAATATTCACACATAACAAAGGAGTAAATCATGTTTTCAGGAATTATTTCGGCAGTTGTGGGCTTTTTGACGAGCGGCAACATTCTGTTCGGGATTGGCAGTGCGGTAGTATTATATCTTTTAAAGCGGGCTAAAAATGAAAAGGTCAGAGGCTTCTTTAAAGTCATTTGCAAAGCTCCCGGAGTTTTGCTTACCACAATGATGACCAGTAACAAATTAACAGGGGCTATTTGGAACAAGGCTATTGAACCGTTCTTTATTGATTTAATCGATAATATTGTAGGTGGTGCAATGGAGGGATTTTTCGAGGGACTTCATTCGGATAATGACAAATAATCTGGAATCTTGCCCTCCGGTCAATTTCAGATGCAATTAAGGCGGTACTTCGGTATCGTCTTTTTTGTTTTATTTTCCTAAAACTGCTAAAAATACACGAAAAATACCCTCATAAAACAAAGCTTTTTTTCGATTATTTCCCGTAAAACGCCGTAAATGTAATATTAATATACTATTAAGAATTTTTTATGAAAGTGAGATTTCTCTTGACAAGATACTACATATAATATATATTATAAGTAAGATTAAACAAACAGTGAAACCGGGGGACACCATGAAAACTTACCAAGAACTTAAAGATTACACTGAAAAGATGATTGAAAAAGCAAAGACTCAATTAAACGGTGAAGGTGTTATTATTGACATGGGCGATGATGTAAAAAAAGAAGGGATTACCGGTTACCACGCTCGTCAAATGGACGGTGAATTAATTTCCGGTGAATGTGCTGCTGAAATAACATTAACCGAAGCCGGATTGAAGATTTATAATGTCTTGAAAAAAGACAAAAATGCCGATACAAAAGATTGGGAATTATACGACATGATTCTCGAAGCAAAAGCAGAGATGTTCCCAGACGAAGAAGAATAAAAAAATCACACTAAACAGGAGGACAGAAATGAAAACGAAACGTATCCTACGCGCAAATGGAAAAGCACTAAAGTCGTCATCTGGGTGTAAATGTTTTAGCACTTTTAAAAAAAAGTATGATCAAAACATTCCAAGAAGGGGTACACCCGCATTTGAACAATATATTAAGGAGGCAGAAGCGGCAGAAATTGCATTAAAGAAATTTCATGGCGATTTAATCTATCAATAACTCACTCACACGACACAGGGGATACGGCTCATTCTGCGTATCTCCTGCTCAGGAGTGTTCAATACATAGATAGACAATAATAATGCGTAGAAACGGCTTAACAGGAGGGAATCAAGTGCGCAACCTAATTCTAATCGCTTTATTGTTCGTATCATGTAGCAAGGGTATTTTAAATCCCTAAGATAGCGTCCCGGATTTCAATAATCTTGGTGAAGTAATCGAGTTTGTCGAAGTACAAGACTTTGAAATCTGTTATCAGGCGGCAAATATTACGGATGTTTGTTGTCGGAAAATCGGTATGAATACTATACGTATCGATCTTTGGCAAGACGAAAAGAGGGCAAAGGATACGGGTCATGCCGTTTTAATCGCATGGGATGAACCGAACACATGGCATTTATTTAGTAATAATGAATACTGGCTTATTGAAAGCGGAGATTGGAGAACTCCGGTAATTGAAAGAAAATATTTAGGTAAAAAGTATAGCGTAATTGATATTTTCAGCGAACACGATCAAGGTGTAATCTCATGAATAAAACCGAGTATGATAACCGATACAGTGATAATGCGGCAGATGATATGGCACTGCGTGTTTGGCTGTATTTATGGAGAGTAAGACAACAAAAGGAGGAGGATTCAAATGATTAAAAAAAAGAAATGTCTCAGATGTGGAAAATCATGGTGGCCGAGAAATCCGGGACGGCCGGGAGCGTGTCCTTTTTGCAGAACTACAAAATGGGATGTCAAAAAAGATGAAAATGAGCCGGGGCCGAAAAGAAAATATACACCAAAATAACACTTGACATTTACAATTCATGTATTATACTATAATATAAAACGCAGTTAAATTCAAAATGGAGGGCATCATGGCATCGAAACATAAAGAACTCGCACGGAAACGTAAGTCAGAAAAACAGACAGCGATCACATCCGGCAAAAAATCTAAAACACAATCAAAATATGCGAAAAAATCACGCCGGAAA